GTGTCAATTGTCTTACTAGTTGTAACAGCACCATAAAATAATTGGTTGCCTGCACCAGCAGTTGCACTATCACAAACAGCGATATGCGTAATAGTACCCCAACTTGAAGTTGCGGCATCAAAAGTGACTGTTGAATTACTTGCGGCACTTCCACTTGAAGCGGCTGCAAATGTTACTGATTTACGAGAATAAGCAGTACCTGAAGTTCCTACTTCAGCAGTAAAGCTACTTGCTTCACCTGGATCTGCTGTGAACAATGCTACATAAACAGTTGTTGGTTTGGTAAACGATGTTGTACCTAATGCGTGATCTAGAAGTTTAGCTTCTAGGTAATTACTGGCTGCGCCCATATTAATTCTCCTTAAGGGTTATATTTGGTTAATAACTTGCGTTATGCGATTCGCACTAGTATTTAGTGCAAACTTAAAAAATCATTGAAAAAAGGGGAAAAAAGTTACCACTTGCCTAATGGACATTTCATGAGGGGCACCAAAACTTTTATCTTCATGTTACATCCGCATTGCTGGCAAGTTAATGTATCTTTAATTAGACTAGGACAAGTACTACATACCCCAAGGCGTTCTAAGCTCTTAGGGTATTGTATGTAATCGGCTAGTTTTTGAATAGCTATATTAATTTCCATTAGCTAATTAATTTAATTACAATTATACCATGTGCTGGATATGACTTAGGATTAGAATTATCAACTGCACCACATGCACCATGTCCTGCATCACGAGGATATGACCAAGTTGAAGCCTCATCTAAGTTCCAACTACCACCAGCACCAAGTTTACTAGCACCTAATGCACCTAGTATAGTACTATCAATACCGTAGGCTTCAATATTGCCACCAAAGGCTGCGGTTGTAGCATTAGTTGGATACCCTGTAGTTGATGCCCCCATAGCCCAACCATTCTGTCCAGCACCACCACCCGAACCACCAGTACTAGCATTACCATTTATAATCTGTGATCCGGATCCAGCGGTATGGGTTGTTGGAGCTCCACTGGTTCCATTTGATCCAGCATAAGCTGTCAAGCTAAACATAGTTGTATCTGTAGTATTTCCAACAGTATAACCATATCCCGTATTAGTTATAGTAATACCGCTTTGTTCTAGTACGCCACCACCGCCACCACCAACATAGTTACGAGTACTATTATTATAAGTTGCATTACCTCCAGCCCCAACTAGCAATACTGTTGCATTAGGAAAATAACGCAATTGTTCAAAAGTTGGAGTCCAAGTACCTGTACCAGCGGAGTAAAAAGTAACTAAGTCAGCCGTTGTCCGTGTTGTACCTGAATAAGCTAAACTATAAGTTGAACTGCCAATAACTGTTGCGCCTTGTTTAAGTGTAACTGTATATGTTCCGCTAGTTGCAAAGTTCTTAGTAGGATAAAATTTAATAGAGTTAGAATTAACTGAAGTAGCAATAGCATTTCGTGTACCTGTTAAAGTTAAGGTGCTAACTGCGGCGGCTGTACCTAATCCAAATAGTCCATTAGCACTGGTTAGCTCATATGTATATGTGTTTGAACTGTTTAAGATCTTTGGATAATAATTTGGCAATGTTGAACCAAAGCTGTACACAGTATTACCTGCGTAAGTAATTGTTTCAATACCATTAAATCCATGCTCGGTGTTGAATGTTAGCACAGTTGTCTTTGTATTAACTCCGGGGATAAACAAGTTAGTAGCACTATTATAATACGCACCTTCATCAATAGTAAAGAAATACTCATTTTCATAATCTATGTATGGAACACAGTTAATAGTAATACCATTGCCTGTTAGATCAGCATCTACTCCGTCATAGAATGTATGTATAAGTGTATTTGATGATCCTACCAGCCAAAGTTTAATACCTTTGGTACGGTTGGTACGGTTATCAGTACTAGCAATAGGTGTTGTAGTATTAGGGAATGTAATGATAGCATAGTTATTAACATAAATGCGCCAGTCTTGTAATGCAGTAGCAACACCACCAGTAGCAGTTGTAAAGTTAAGTGCAGTTGTTGAACTAATACCAGCATACGGTAATCCACTACTTGAAGTAAACGCTGTAGAACCAATCTTAATATAATATGCTGTGTCACTATCTAATATGAAAGTAGTATTGATAGTAACAACACTGCTAGAAATGGTAACACGGCTATCAGTTACATTGATTCGATAGTATAACTCATCATCGGCACTGGTATAGATATCAATATTGCCAGCTCCTTTTTTCATATTCTTATCAAAGGTTAAGGTCAGTGCAGTTGGATTGACATTGCTAGCATTATCAGTTGGACTTGAACTGACTAATACTGGCGCAGTTCCGGTTGAAAAAGTAATAATGCCGGATCCCACGGCCGGACAGTCAAATCCATCATAGTCACGGAATGCATCAGCATCAACAGTAAAGTAATAACTAGTGCTGGCTAGTTGAAGTGCACCAACAAGGTTAAAGCTAACACTATAACCGCTACCTTCAAGGTAAACATCTGTTTCCGCTACATTAAGTGTTTGAATAAGCACAGCGCCCGTAGTTTTATAAAACTTTATTGAGCCAGTATTCTTAATAACTTTTCTATCAAAGTTTAAGGTAACCTTAGTGTAATTTTCGATATTACTAGTACCACTAGTAGGAGTAGTATCAACTAATACAGGACCAGTTGCATTGGTAGTAAATGATAATAAATCCGGAATTGCTGGACAAGGCTGTTGATCGCCACCGTCCTCATGCACAAAGTCAGCTTGAACTTCAAACCGATAACTGGTGTTCTTTTGCCAAGCGATGCCAAGCGCCGAAGCATCTATTTCTACTTTTGTTCGAATGCCCATTAAGCAACTCCTTGCGTGTATGTTACTGCTGGACTATTGCTAGCTACTGTAGCTACAGTTGTCCCTGCACCATTTTTAATTAATACATTACCTGCACCGCCTACAACAGGACGATCAAATGTCATTGCAACGGGGCTTTGTTGTATACTACCTCCGGATGGTAAACTTGCTACTGATGCCCCAGGCCCTGCATCAACGGTAAATGCAATAGTACTAGTATTAGTTACTGCCGGATTTAAATTACCACAAGCATCCTTAACAACACCTGACTCAATAGTGACATAAACACTTGCACCTACAGCAAAGTCTACGGTAGGATCAATATACAAGTAATTACCGCTTACCCATAATAGTTCACTAACCTTCTGAGCAGTAAATGTATCATTAGCATCAATAGTTTGTACTAAACTACTGTTTGCATATATTTTAACTTTACCAGTAGTTCCTAAAGTTAATGTATTACCAAAGTTAACACGGATATCAGTTTGTCTCGAAGCTTTGGTTAATTCACTTCCACTAAATTTGCTACGGACACCAAAGCTGACAAATGATAATCCTGAACATCCTGCAGGCAATGTTTCAAGCGTGCCAGTTAGGTCATAAGCATTAGGATTATCCCATGGAGTATTAAAGTTCCATACCCTAGGATCACTAATAGTAGGGCTTAAACAACCTTGTGCATTTTTAACAACACCACCATCCATTAGAATATAATAGTCAGTACCTTTGGTTCTATCAGCAAATGGAATTTTCATTAAATTCTTATCAATCTGTAAAGTACTAGCGGCTTTAGTATCAACTAATGTACCATCACTCTTATAAAGATAAATGTTACCTGATCCTTTAATCAAATTAGCATAAACGCCACCACCGTACTTGACACCATAATAACCTGTAATAGGCGCATGGTCAGCTGAGTAATATCCACCATTAGCTGTGTAAGCATCTTCGGGATATGATTCTGCATTTGAACTTTTATCTGGAGGATATAAGTAACCTTGTGTTAAGAAGCAAGTAGTTGCAGTATCACCACCAGTGCCGCCAGTACCTCCACCACCGTCAGTAGTTCCGTTAATTGTTACTGTGATATTATTACCTGAACCTGTGACAGTTACTCCATCACCAACAAAGTTAAGGCTAGCAGTCTGAGTTGTTAAGGTATTGCCTTCGTCTTTAGTAATAATATTACTGGCAACTACAAGACTTCCACCTTGAGCACTACCTACTAGATCAACGCCAGTCTTTTCATTAAACAGGTCAAAGATTTTATCAAACAATCCGCCTGCACCAGTGTTACCACCAAACAAACTATCTAAGTTATTCAATAATGTTAACAAGCCAAGGCCCATTAACTGTCCACCAATGCTTACTGGTTCGTCGCTGACTGTATCAGCAACAACAATTGGTACATAAGCAATTAATCCACTTGGATCACTATATGGCCCTACGGTAACACTATTTGTGCCACGGATCTTAACATAGAAATCACTTTGTTGTAATCCTGTATAGGTATAAGTGTATGTTGCATCTTCTGTTAAGGTTGCGCCGGATGGATTAGAGTACTGTCCAATCTTAATATAATTCCTGCTGGCTTCACTAACACCTGTATCAAATGTAATCCAATATTCAAGTGTGTCAACAACACCGCTTGGAACAACACCGCTAATAACAATTCTGGGTACATTGGCTTGTTCTGTTTTAGTTACTGTTGGAGTATTAGGCTTGCCAATGCTGCCAATGCCAAGTATGCCACCATCTGTTTCTACATCAAATTCTGTAATATTGTAAGTGTAAACAGCCGCATCGTATTCTAACGCAGTAATGTCCATACTAAGTATGCCGTCATCATCAAATGACTCAGCAATAGTAATAATACGAAATACCTTGCTGGTAAATCCGTAAACACTAGTAGTAACATCAATTAAATCACCAGCTTTTAATGCTAGGTAACTAAAGTCACTCTTAAATTTAATAATCTTATCAACACGGCCTTGCTTTAATTGTACCAATCCTATCTTTGCCGCAATCACTTGGCTATTGGTAAATGGTAAACTGATCTCAATAGTCTTTCCAGGCTCATTAGCATATTGATCTACTTCTGGAATTTCAATTTTGATAAAGTCAGTCTTATCTAGTATATCTGTATTTTGATATTTGACATCAGCGGCACTATTCAATTGCGTTAGGCTTGTTCCACTAATTGAAATATCACCGATGATATTGCTGTCCGTGAATGATGCAATACTAGAACCTGCGCGGTTAATAACAACAGTCCATTTACCAGCTACAGTATCATAACTGATCCATGCGTTGGCTGCATCAGCCAACTTCTTCATATTATCTAATACAGGCTGTGTTGTATCTATTAAACCATTAATTGTAATTGCGCTTGTTACTGATTGGCTACTTAAATTAGTATAAGTGAATCCAGTATCAGCATAAGTGTTTAGGGTAATAAAACTTGAATCAAGATCGTAAACACTAATACCTGCACCATAACGATCATTAAGCATATAATCAACAAGTACATCACCAGGCTTTTTCATATTTGTATCCATATGAAAAATACAATCTGGCAAGCCTGTTACATTTTTATCTTTGTTGTAAGTTACTTCAACAATGGCATAACATAAGTCAGTCATTGGGTGTGTGCCACTTGTCCAGCCTGGCATTACTGTATGTGCGGCTGGAGTTGTTCCACTATACCCTTGAGGTTGCAACGGAGCATCAATGTAGCAATAAATTTTAATTAAATCACGATAACTAATATCTTGATTGCCGCTTGGATCTAGTGTGTAGTCAACAGTAAATCCATCTGCCTTAAACACCACGCGATTATTGTTAAGGTAAACGCCTACAAAAGCATAACCAGTAACATACGGGGGAGTATTTTGACTGAGTCTATCGCCAGTAAGTTCTGCTAGCGTCAAGCAGTAAGTCATCTTCTTGTAGTCAGCACTTAGTTGGGCATCAGTGATGTTACCACCAAAGTACGCTTCACCATACAGCACAGGTATTTGATTATCTGTACTTGGATCTAATTGTAAACGCACACCTTTATCTGGTTCAGGAGTTGTACCTGTTGAACCAGGATCAGTGTTACCACCTAGTAACCTTGAAGCATAAACTAATAAGGCTGTTCTTGCTAGGCTTCCAGCAATACCACTGCCGCTTACCCAACTCCATACTGATGAAAAGAATCCCATTATGGTGCTCCAAAGTTAAAGTTACTATTAGCTAATGCGCGAACTCGATCCATGCTGGCTTCACCGGGGAAGTCTGCAGGGTTTGTTCTGCGACCGCTTGTTTTGTTAGCCAATACTTCTACTAAACTTGCACAAGTTAATGTAATAGTTGAGATAGCAATACCACTACCATTATCAACGCTGTCACTGATTGAATAATTGGTAACAATGCCGGTGAATACTGTAGTTGTATTATTAAGGGCGCCACCTGGTATAAAATCAATACCTTGATGTGTAGTTGGATCAAAGTAACTACGGTAAACAGTAATATCACTGCCTTTAATTTCTTCGTTTAAAATATCAGTAATGCTGCCAGTTGGAATGCCACTAAGGCTAACAGTAATTTCACCCGGTGAGCTAGTTAGTTCGCTAACTGTACTAGTTACACCTAGCAATGAACCAATGTTGGTATAAGTGTTAGTACCATCGCTGAGTAATGTTGTATAGTCGCTAATATAGGCAGTATCAAAGTTGGGAACTTCCCATTTGACTAAAGTAGCAATCTCAATGCTTTTATAAGATCTTAAATCAATCATACTCTGTTCTCATAGAATACAAATGGACCACTCCATGCAATTTGATCTCTTTCAGTTAATGTCCATTTAGGAAACTCTGTACAAATTACAGTCCACACGCAATTACTGCCAACACGCAATGCTACACCGGTAGCAGTTGTTTCTTCTACGGCACGGTTAAGTGTTACAGAGTTACTATTATAAGCAACATCAGCCGCAACGCGGTAAACTTTGCCTGTTGAACCTAATTGTATGTAATCACCTGCCTTGAACTTATAGCCTGAACTAGTTGTTGGACTTGTTGTCAAAGTAATTGTAGTACTACCACCAGTAATGCTGGCAACAAATCCTGTTGAGTTAGCCGAATCACCTTGGTACTTGTATAACCAAGCATGACCACTGGCGTTGATACTGATTGTACCAGTACCAACACGACCCAATACTTCTGCTTTGCTAATCAAACCACGGTAGTTAGTCCAACTTAGCCCATCAGGAAGTTTAACTGTAAACCTCCAAATACCGCCTCCTCGGCTAGTAGCACGGACAGTATTGTTGCGACTAATTGATTGGCCAACTATTTGTTGCGTATCAATTGATAATTGTTCTGAGTTATCTATAATCCATTGAAATGACATTATCTTGCTCCTGGTAGGCGTCTACGCCCTTGTTCTGCGACAGCATGTAAAAATGTTGGATCAGCCGCAAGCATTTGTTTAAAACTGTTTGCATCAACAGCATTGATATTATAAGTTACAGCTTGGCCACCTAGTGCTCCATTAGGAATAACTGTTCCTGAAGAGTTTGGTACAAATAATTCTGGGCCACGCTCGCCTACAATATATGGTTTGTTAGCACTGGCAGGGCCGCCGTCAGCTAAGAAGCCAAAGAGTCCACCGAGGCCAAGTAATCCTGAACCCGACTTACCAGCTCTGCCACTGCCGCCTGTTAGTATGTTCATGGCTAATTGTTTAGTTTCAATGCGGATCATTTCTTTAATGATATCATCAGCAAACTGTTTCCAACCAAACTTGCCTGTTGTAAAGAAACGGAATAATGAATCTTCAAGGCTTTGTGAAAGGGCACTAAAGATTTTAGTAGCTTTATCTGCGGCATTGGTTGCGGCATCTACATATTCATTGAATGATTTACTCCAGCCAGCACTAAAAGTTCGAGAAGCCGCTAATGATCGTTGTTCAAAATCAATAACTGCTTGGGTACTTCCTTTTATTGCAAGCCGTTGACTTGATAGCCCTTCAAAGACCTTTTGGCGTGCTTCTTTGCTTATATTCAATCCTTGAGACTCAGCCAAGAATGCTTCTTGGAAAGCCATTTGCAAATCATCTACTTTACCAATTTGGTCGCTAACTTTAATAGTTGCCCGTTCTAGTACTTGGCTAATATTAAGTTGGTCGGTGGCGCCCATGGTGTTAATTTTTTCAGCAATGGCACTACGCTCTTTTAATACAGCATTGATTTGATTTTCTAAAGTGATAGTACTATTACTTCTAGCTTGTCCTGCAATTTTATATTTTAACTCATTCTTTAACAAATCATCCTGTGCTGTATTAGTGATTTCAAATGTTTTCTTTAAGTCATCATAACTACTTTTCTTTTGTTCAACTGCGGTTATCCCACCTTCAATGGCTATTTTTTCAGCGGCAGCTCGTGCTAGTATTCCATTCTTTTCTTCATTATATAGGCCAGCATTTCTCTTGCGTGAGTCGCCATCCATTGCATTATACTTTTCTTTAAGTTTGTTTAATGCATCTTGGGCCTCTTGCTCAATTCGTGCTCGCTCTTCTACAATTTTCTTTTGTTCTTGGCTTAGTCCAATAGTTTGATATTCTAAATTAAATTTGGCTGCGGCTTTGGTAAGGTTATCGTCTAATGCTTTACCAATTTCACGAAGTGATGTTTGTTCTTTCTTTAAAGCCTCATTTAAACCTTCTTGGTTACGAGTGCCTTGCTGTGTTTTTGCATTATTTTTATCTTGTTGGTCGCCGGAGTCCTTCATGATGCCAAAATAACTAGCAATACTTGGACCTATGGCAAGTAATGCTGTAGCAATAGCAACAAATGGATTACGGGCGGCAACAACTGTTAAGGTTTTAACAAGATTAATTAAACTAGCAAAGCCAGCTAGTACTGCTGGGGCCGCAACTAAAGCAACGCCAATGCCTAGTAATCTAAATCCAACAACAGCCGCATCAATACTAAATGGTAACTTAGATAGTAACCAAAAGATTGGTTGGAATGCTTCGGCAAATGCTAGTTTTATCTTGCCAAGAATACCAACAATATTATCCCAAGCGGCGCCAGCAGTTTCAATAGCACCAGCATAGGGTCTCATATCTTCAACAGCTTGCTTTTGTGCGGCCGCAAACTTTTCAATATCAACACCAACTAAACTCTTACCAAAAATATCCATTGCTAATGCATTACGCTCAATTGGATCTTTAATGGCCGCTAGGTTTGCCAGTAGTTTATCTTTTAATTCTGTATTACTAAGCCTGCCAAGTTCGCCAATGCTAACACCTAGCCTATTGAATGTGTTTAATGACTTAAGATTGCCACCGTTGGCTTCTTCAATCTTATTGCTCATGGTCTGGAACATCTTGCCGACATTCTCAGCCTTGCCACCGTTGGCAACCAAGGCTTTACTTAGGCCAAGGACTTGTTCAATAGCAACAGAGTTAGCTGAAGCAATATCGCTAATATCATCAGCGTATGCGGCAACAGCAACACCTGTAGCAACTAATGCCGCTCCAAGGGTTTTGGCATGGTCTGCCATCTTACCAAACTTATCTTTAAATTCGTTTGAAAGTGTATCAAGCCTTTTAGAAAGTCTATCTAATTCTCTAATCGCAGGATTTGCATCAGCACTTAATATAATGGTATCGGCCATATTATTTCTTTCCAGTTAATTGTTGACCAGTAATCTGGCGTACTCTATCACGGATGTATTTTTTAGTTGGCTCAGTCATACCTTTACCACCATATTGTTTACTCCATCCAGTATCAAGGCGCTGTGCATATGGATAATCAGCCCGTATGTCGGAACCCCTTAGAGTTGTATTACGGCGAGCATTTCCAGTATCAACAGGTGTAATAGAAACCCAGTAATTATACGAGTCAACCGGCAGTTTTGCCAATTGGTTCCTAACACCTTTTAATTTATCTAAGGTTGTTTTTGCTGAAAATTGTACTTTAAATTCAATACTCATACTTCGCCCCTTGCTTGTTTAATCATAGCCAACATTTCGGATTGGCTAGGAAGTTTTTCCTTTGGTACTGTACCATCAGCTTTAGCCTGTTGGTAATTAATCCATTTGGTACTAACATCAAGCACATATAAGTCAAATGTTGTACCTCTAACTAACACTTCGCTTGGCAAACACTTATACTTCTCGGCAAGGTTGTTTAGTGTTAGTATCATCATTACATCCTGGTCTTCCCAGTCAGGATCCTCGCCAATTACTTTCCCAATAAATCTACAATTTTACCAATAACCTTAAGTAATACTCCACTTGGCAACATGTTATCGCCTTGTATAACTTCCTTACCATTTTCATCAAGGATAAGTGTTTTAACAATGTCAATCATTTTACTAGCATCATTTTGGCTTGAGCTAGCTAGTTTCATAAATGTATCTAATGGTTGGCGATCCCATGTCCAGAATTCAATAGCCTCACCGAATTCTTTGATGATTTCTTTGTCGTCAATAACCATTTTAATTAGTTGGGGTTTTGCTGATAGTTGTGATAATTTCATCTGTTAATCTCCTTGTCTGTTAATCAGTTTGTTAGTAACTGCTAAAGCGAAACTTAGTCGCCCGGTTACTTTTTCTAAATCTTGTTTAGCGCACCTTAATTCATTGCTAGTTTTAGCTAGTTCTGCTATTAGGCTACGCAGTAATTCATCATCGGTCTTTTGATCTAAAATATCCATAAATCTGTCTCCACTCATATTTACCTGCTGAAAAGAAAATAGGGTCAATAAAGACCCTATTCGCTTATCTAACTTAGATTAAGACTCTGTTGCGGCTACTGCGTACTCACCACTTACTGTAATAGTAATAGGTGTTACCCATACAGGGCTGTCAGCAGATACAGTTGGTGCTAGACCAGTTATGTATCCAACGCCAGACAAGTAACGGTCTGAGCTTGAGTTTTCAACCATCTTCAAACTAAATTTGATTTTAGTTTTGTTACGGCTTAGACCCATAAGTCCTTGTAATGCCACTGTGTCAGTTTGACCTGCGTTCAGTGTTGTGCCGAAGAAGGTAGCATCATCAACAACCAAGCTCATTCCTAAGCTGTTTGTTGAAGTTGTTGCCACTTGTTGCTTGGCTGTTGTGTCAAGTTGACTCCATGTGAATACATCATTGGCAGCGTTAACAGTAATGTTCTGTAGTCCAGGTACTGTTAAGGCTGTAGTCCAACCGGATGTTCCACTTAATTCGACCTTAAGTACAACTTGACTTGCTGTACCCGGTGCTGGTGAAATATATGCCATATTAGGCTCCTTATGTTGTTAGTTTGGTAAATCTGAATTCAAATTCAGTAATCATTAGATCGTTTTCAAAACTAGTTGAGTTGTTAACTTCTCTACGGAAATAATTCTCCGTAGTCGTAACACCTTTAGCTAGCCTTATGTCAGATACTGTTGTACTATAATCTGATGGAAGCTGTTTTGCGTCTGTTGAAAAATAAAGTCTGACTGAATGTAGTTCAGAGTCAATGTTGTAGTCGCCAAGTAATTGTATGAATGGTTCATTAGTCACTTGTTCTAAGTCTACATACACACGCTTGAGATTTTTCAAATACATTGCTGTACCTGAATTACTAAACGGTAACTCATCGCTGATGTTAAAGTTTTTCAACTTTAACCCTTTTAGATAGTCTAGAATCTCTTCTCTCATCTTACTCTTCTTAAATTAGAATAGCCGGGACTCTTTTCTCCGCTAGCGATTGTGCCGCTATCATCGAAATCGTACCAGTCACCTGCTGATATAAGTTCATCAAATAAGCCTGTGCTTTTTTGAGCATAGTAACCCATCTTTTGACGCTCTGCATTGTCCTCAGTGCCGAAGTCAGCAATCTTTGGCAGGATAAATTCACTAAGTGCTGTGTAAACACAAAGGTCAGTAAAGTCATTCTGTCTTGCTTTGATTCGTTCTGGATCTAATGCTGGAATATCTGCGGAGGTGTTAAGGGTAGTATTAGTAGTATCACGCTTGGCGTAATAACTAAACCACCAGCTAGTAGAACGCATCTTTGTAAGGATGCGTTCTGTAGCTCTTTCAAGTAAAGGTTCTACTACATCTTCAGACAGGCTTTCATTAGTATCAAAAAGTCGTGAATCACGATCCACTACATCTTGGTACTCAGCAAAACTGATTACAGTTGTTCCGTTGTTAATGAAAGCCATCTCTATTCTCCGATTAACTCAATGAGCTATCAAACTTCAAATAACGACCTAATGCATCTTGAAGTTCACCAACACCATAATGGCAACTTGCTACGATTTCTGTAGACAAGTAATCAATACGACGAGCTGTTTCAATTTGAACATCACCAATTAAAGCAAGTCCTAAAGCATCACGATGGAACACAGCGCCTGGGAAGTCACCAGCGTTAGTTACATAGTCAATGTTAGCTGTTTCATAAATTGGAATACCAGCTAATTGCATTACATAACCTTGACGCATTGCTTCGTTACCAACTTCACTGTAAGCACCCATTGAGAACGCGGCAGTTGAACCACCTAATGTCAATGCGGCTTTTAAGTCATAAGCAACTTCTGGGTGTAATACACAAACCATACCGTCCATGCCAACACCAGCACCACGCAATTTAGCTACGCTATTAAAGATTGAAGCCGCAGTTGCCGCACCAGTATAGTCACCTACACCAGCTGAGAAACCAGCGAACAAAGCTGTTAAGTCTTTGTCAATCTTACGAGCAATACCTTCACCGAATAAACGGCCTAGGTCAGCAACTACATTGCTAGAAGAACTAGCAACTGACAAGTCAGAAACCATAGTACGGATTGCGTTAGTAGCAACAGTTAATGTTGCGCCTGAAGTTGAAACATCAGTGTTAGAAACAATGTCACCTTCAGTGATAGCGGCTGCTGACACTTGAGGATAGATTGGAACTGTTACTGTCTTACCTTGGCCTGCGCCAAGTGTATAATTCTTTACGAGACCGCGCATAATAGAACGCTCGTTTGCTACGAACATTGCTTCAGCTACAATAGCTGGCAATAGGTCGTTTAAAGTTGTTGTTGTTGAACCGGCCATAATAATTCTCCTTTAGTAATTAGGCTATACCGTTAGCTTTGCGGTGTTCCGCATATAGCTTCCGATGTTCTGGTTTAGTCATATCTAATTTAGATATATCTAATTTTCCGCTAGTCCCTCCAGAGATACTTGACTTCGTATTAGTAGTGCTTGGGCTTGCTAGTTTGAAGTGCGGATTCGAATCCAAGAATTCTCGCACTAAATCGTCAACACCAATAGGTTCACCCTTATCGTTGTATCGGACACTACCTTTACCGTCTACTACTTCTACATCACCATCCATATTCATTCTTACTTGGTTACTTAATAATGCTTTTACCTGTTCCGCATTCACAGCGTTATGCTTGGCCGCGGCACTAAGGATAGGCACATTAACTTTGTATTCTTGAATAATGCTATCTCTTTTTTGGATTTCGGAATCCTTTTTAGCCGCTAATTCTTGTAGTGTTCTTTCGAACTCGCCACGCTTGATTGCTTGTTCCTGTTGTTTCTTCTCATGTTCAGTTTTAATTGAACGAAGTTCTTCAGGATCACCCAAGTCTGCATATGGTTTCAGAAGTTTCTTTTCTAATGAGCCACGCATACGGGCCATCATATTGTCTACTTCATCTTGACTATAAGTTTTAGTTGCTTGTGCCTGATTTCCTAAATCTAATTCAGCCGCATCAGTTGCGTTTTCATTGCCTATGTTTGTATCGCTCATAGTAAGCTCGCCTCCCTTTAGAGTATTGTTGAGTATTTATATAGTTCGTAGTAAAACAGCTTAGAAAAGGCTGTTATCCAGGGGTTGGGTCTGTATTTTCTTCCTGGATAACAGTATCTTCCTCAACAGGGGGGGAATATATTTCAACCTTCTTTAATGTTGACTGACTGTTAATTATTAACTGTTCTGCTAGTGTTAATGCCACGATTCGCTCCCGTGTTAGTACTTTTTAGGAGGCTTCTTACCGCCGCCTTTTTTCTTTCCGTATGCCATTAGTACATCTCCTTATGAATCCAACCTTGGTTTGCCAATACAACATGCTCTTCAACAGTAGTAACAGCACGGACTTCTCCCGTCACAGGGTCAGTCATATCGTGCGGTGTAAACTGATCGTATTCTTCTGGCACAGTATTTGGTGCTATGATACGAGGGTCGCCTAGTGCTCTAAGCTCATCCTCATCTAAGTCTAACCAATCTAATATTTTCATATCAATTGCGGCTTTAACCCTAGAATCTGCTGGATTAGTATTGGCAGCAATTTGTAGTTGTTCAATCTCTTTGCTGGTATCACGCATATTGAAACTGCCGGGATAATCAATACTACCTTCCCATACATAACCCATGTACTCGCACCATAGTTTCCACATCTGCTCTTCAGCAAGTTCCAGATTGTCTGCTTTTTCGCTTAGTCTAGCATTGAGCAATTGGAATTCTGTTTCCATAGCAACACCAGACATTGAACGGCTTTCAGTAGCACGAACAGCGCCTGTATTGGCCATTTTATCAATTGAACTTATAGTTGCGGCAATTGATTCGTATATGCTAGTGACTGAAGCACCACTAAACTCTAACAAGTATGGCTTAAGGCCCGGATCCATGTTTTCAGGCATGTGTATTAAACTGCCAGCACCAATTCCTGCTTGTGTCTCAGGAGTCTTAACTAGACTTGGATGGCTGTCTAAACGGATTGACTGCGCTACTTCACTTGTAGCGTTGTAGATAAAACGCTGGGCATCAGCAATGTCAGCAATGTCACTAACACCAATGCCGCGTACTGTTGAACGGCCATTGTAGCAAACAATAGCAGGTATTTTGCCTAAACCGTTTACTTCATAAATGTCTTCTATGATTAGTGTATTCTTGAGGTCCACAATAGTTGTGCGGATCATTTCTTTAGTCCATTCTTTAACAGTACGGATGTCACCGTTTACATCTTCTAAGTACTTGAAATAAGTTAATTCAAAGCGTCCACTTGGTTGTCTTGACCAGTTCCAGTCTAGTACTACCATGGGAGTTAACAATGATGCATATGGACGCACACCCATAGCTTGTTCATCTGCCATAGTAACAGCACCAACATTAGGCTTGGCTAGCACAATCCAGCAATGGCCAAACACTGAGCTCCATGTAGCAACATCCTTCATGAATGCATCTAAACTACGGCCATCCATATCAGCATCATTTAAGAAGTCTTGTAGTTCAGGCAATGGATCAATGCTACAGTATTCACGGTCAGGTTCTTCACGGAAAAGGAAACTGTTATAAACACTAATAACGCTTTGGCAGTGATTGTCTAATGGGGTTTCTTTCAAGCGGGCTTGGTATTCCCCATCTGTTTCTAATTGGTAGCGTGTCAAATGCCCTGCTCTGCGGTACTCTTCACCACCTAAGTAGCTTTCTAACAAGTACTTCCATTGCGGCAAGTATGTT